TGATATTGAGAAATGAATAAACCATGGCTTCTCCTTACCTGTTTGCCGTGACGAGAACGTCGACGGTTTGAATTGAGCCCGCAAACTTGATCGCCACCTGGATCGGGGGAGCTTTCCGGGCAGCGCGGTCACTTTCTGATTGAAGTGCAACCGGCTGAGCGAAAATGTAATATCCCGTCTTCAGGAACTGCCCTTGAACGAGCTGCCCGAACCCGGCTGAATTCCACGTGCCGGGAGCGATCATGCCGTTTAGCACGCCTTGCTGGCAGACGCCGCCGATAGCGTTCACAAACTGATTCACGCCAGCGTCGGTCTGAGGCACCTTCGTCCCGCTGGTGTAAAGCACATTGTAACAAGCGGTCTGCACCGTGTTCTGAAACCAATCGATGTTCTGGATCTCGTCGATGAAAGCCGGACCGCTCATGACGCCGTACTGCAGAATGCTGGTGTTATTGTCGTACTGGACAAAAACGTTACAGCGTTTGGCCTGCAGAACGTTCGCTTGGTTCGTCGTCAGAAGCTCAGCCACCACACCAGGTTCTTGCTTGAACATGAGGTCGAGCGTGGTATTGGCCGCCGTGAAATCGACCGTGAACATACGGCCGAAGAGCGACGCGACAGCGTAGGGACTTGAGCTTGAATACTGGCAGAACGTCTGTTCCACGCCGAGCGCCTTCAGCTCGCTTGCGAGATCGTTCGTCACGACAGACGACAGTACATTGGTGTTCTGTATGGTCACGCCAAAGATGCGCGTGGTCTGATCGGCCTCGATGAAAGGCGCGATCGCGAGATTGTCCGAATCAGTCGGCATGGTGCTGGCTGCGAACATGCTGCCGTACCAGGCTGTCGAGATGGCATCGAGTGCCGCCACGGCCGCCAAAGCCGATTCAGCAGCGTAGCCGGGAATGAGCGGGAGACCGAGAGCCGCCGTCAAACCGAGAAGGGTGGAGATGTCCTGCCCGCTGCCGGGTGACGTGGCGTAACTGACAGAGGAGGCATTCGTTCCGCCCGCGAGATCAGCACCCGATACCGCTATGTTGGTGGCGGATTTCGATATGGCAATCGAGTTACCTGCGGTGCCGACCGTCTTGTAGGTCACTGTCACGACAAGCCCGCTGATTGAGTATGAATTGACGAGAAGGCTGGCATTGGCAGAGGCGGAAAGGAAAGCCCAAAGATTGGTGGCCGTTGCGGTGGAATTAATCCCGATGAGCACTTGGTTGCCCGAGGGGCCCGAAGCGACGAAGGTGACCGTGATCCCGTTGATCGTGACGGTATCGTTCGGAGCTGGCTGCCCTGAGAAGGTGAAGGTGCCCGAAGCCTGGATGCCGGCGCCGGTCGTGGCGCTCGTAATCTCAAACTGAGAACCTGTCCAGACGCAGGTGCCTGCTCCCGAGAGCCCAGTTGTTACGGCCGATGCCACTCCGTTCAAGTTTGTAACGGAGTCAAAATTGAGCGCGGTCAGAGCGTGAACCGTTCCATCGATGGTGACGCTGAAGCCGCCCGACGTGATCACCAGAAAGTTGCTGAGCACCTGCTGGGCGGCCGTAAGAACGGCGCCCTGCACTTCGCCCGCAGTCGCGGTGCGGAGCCAGCGGCCGATCGATAGGTTCGTCGGCTGTGGCGACTGCCCGAAATAGAGCTGAGCGGCCAGATACTCGGGAGAGGTGATCGAGAAATCCCCGCCGACGTCCGTGAGGTTGCCGAATTGGCGAATGCGCTCCAGACCGCTGATCACGTTTGAATCGCCGATAACCAGGAGATCGCCAAAGTTCCTTCCCTGAGCCGGAAGGGTTCCGAGGCTGACCGCTACGTTGACAAGTCTTGAAACTGGTAACGTCATGGCTTAAATTCCTTTCAATGAACAGATCAGCGTGCGAGCTGCCGCTTCGGTTCCGTTAGAAACAATTTTCATAAACTGCACGCCGTGAAAATCAAGTGGATCGATCGCTTGGTAGCGACCGGCTGCGACAGTATAGGAAACCAAACCGCTTTTATTGTAAACTGCCTGATACGTACCGTCGACAGCAGTGGCGGCCGTAAACGTCAGCGCGGTACCGGTGAAGGAGGCGGGGAGCTGAATACCGCATAGGCACATTCCTTTTGTCGTGATGATGCCAGACGTAGACGTGCTGATCGGTATCGTCTCTGTCGCGTAAACTACTGAACCTGTGGCGATAATCATCTAGCCTCCTGAGGCGAAAGGAATGGATTTTTCTCCGCCGCTTAGCTCGGCGTGAATTGTACCGTTTGCCGATAGAAACGTCAAAAGAGGATAGGTCCGGAAGATCTCGCGGCGAAGCACCACCGTCATTTCGTAGCGGTCCACCCAGCGCTCGTTTACGAGATCAGGTACCCGAAGAGCCGAATTAGTGCCGGCGAAGCCCATATTAACAGACCGTAGTGCCTCAAGGTTCGATGGCACTTGAAAGCCATCACGCGTAAGCGAAGCCACATCGTCTGCGTCCGGACCGTAAAACGAGCAATCAATTTCAAGTTCCTCGTGGCGCTGAGTGTTATTACTGCCGTCCGAGTTTACACCAAGAAAGGCATTGGCGTCAGGCTTATTTACGTGAAGACCGATTGCAAGCCAGTTTACCGTCACGTCGGGCTGTTTGGCGGGGTTGATCTCCCACTTCGGCCGAACGAGGTTGAACGGGAGTCCTGAAATGCCAACAAATACCGTCTGCAGAAATTGCTTAAACGTCAGCGAACCAAATGGTGCCGAAGGAGCTGGGATGAGATATCCGCCTGCCGCGCTCGTATTACCCAACGGTTGGTTTCTCCCTTATGCACAATCCTTCTGACCAGCCGGCGCCCCAGCTTGTCCAGTCCATAACCACTTGCACCGCGTAGCGTGCACCCTTGAAAACAAGAATGTCGGGATACTGGCACTGGCCGTCAGAAATGATCTTGCCGCGTACCCAGAAGCTATTCACTCCCGCCACCCTGAGCGCGTCTGGCAGCCGCTCAAGAGTTTTACCGGAAGCCGGTTGCACCGATCCGTAGGTCGGTACTCCTCGCTCCTCAAGAAGGTTCTCCCCGTATTGGCTGATTGTAGGCTCGCGATGCACGATAGTAATAGAATCAATGAGATCAGGATCGGATACGACGTCACTAACATCTACGGCTCCCATTATTCTTTGACCACGTAAGTAATCGAATTCCTCATTTGGCCCGTCACCACCAAAGACTTAGTACCCCTGAACCCAGCCGAAGCGCGGGCGGCAAGGGTGCTCTCGGCGGGACCGGGAAAGCCTTCTTGATCATTGATCGCCTTCTTGATCGCCTGGCTTGCGATCGTTCCGGCGCGTTCGTAGTAAGCCCTGAGCGCGCTCAAGCCCTTCGTAAGGGCCCCCTGCGCGGCTTTCTTAAACTCTGCGGCAATCGCCTCCTGGGCGTTCCTCATGCCAATGCTCATTACCGGGCGAGCCGGGATGTTATTGGCGGGAGAACCGAAATTATTGATCGCAAGCAGCGTCGCGTTGTTGATTTCCGCGCCCGCCTCGCGCGCGCTCTCCTCAGCCGGGATACCGACAAGGACCGCGTCGTTCTTGAATTTCTTGACTATCTCATTGAATTCTTTGGTGAAATCGCTTGTCACCTTGATGTCGGCTTTCAGCATCGTGGCCGCCCCGCGCCGAGCTGCGCCACGCCCGCGCCGAAGACGCGCGCGAGCCTGATGAACTGTTTGCCGTAGACGGTCTGGTTCCAATAACCCGCGTCTTTTTCCTCGATTTGTGCGGAATCGTAAGTCACCGTCACGGAGCCCACCGTCTTGGTCTGCGTAGGGCCCGAGACGCCGCCCGGCACGCCGCCCACAATGCCCGCCTTCTGGTTCTGCGCGGCGAGCGTGAGCTCGTGCGCGACATAGAGCTGCACGCCGAGCGGAGCCTGGAGACCCCAACGGCGGGTGTTGACTTGAGCGGTCGCGAGCGTTGCCCAGAAAGTCAGCATCGTATCCGGATACCGGACGATATCCGTGAACTCTGGAAAGGCTGCGCGAAACAGTCCATTATCCATTCTTCTTGCCCTTCTTCACGGGGAGAACGATTTTCGGTTGCGGAGCGGGAGCGGGCAGTTCCTCAGCCGGGGTGCAGTCCTCAGCTTCGCCGCTTTTTAAAAGAGCCTCCAAGTACCAATCGAGCGAATGAAAAGTGTGGGTGCTCCCCGCAGGGCGGAGAGCACCATCCACTATGCGTGCGTGTTTAAAGCGCAGCACTTTCATTTAGATACCGTCCGCGTACTGAACCGTCTCGGGATAGACGAATTCCATCACGCCCATGGCCCAGAGGTAAGGAGCGGTGAAACGGATACCCTGGTAGTAAGCCGTCTCGCGCCTGACAGGCACCATCGGGAAACGAACGCGGTTCTCTTCGTTGGTGTACACCATCATGCGGTCCGTCGAGCCGGCGCCACGGCCGGGGAGCCACTTGATCGGCTGGATGTTGAGAGCCTTGCCGTTGATGTTGAGCGCAATCGAGTTGTCCTCAAGGAACTTCTTGATGGACTGATTGCCGGCCGAGCTGATCAGCTGCGAACAGATGTACGAGTACTGAGCGGGGGGCAAACGAAGCTCGCCCGGACAGACAGCATAGGCCGATGCGGCCCAGCAGCTTTCAAGGAGAGCGTTCACATCGGCCAGAATCTCGGTTGGCGTCTTCTTGGTCCAGAGCGGGGAGCCCGCAGCGCCGTTCGCCACACTGCCGGCGGTGACCGACGTGTTGTTGAGGAGACCGGTTGCTCCGACTTCTTTCGCGCCGATGTACACCATCTGATCGATGTTCATCTGGTAGAGAATGTTGAACGCGTCCGTCTTCTGGGCGTCAATCGGTTGGCCGAGGAGCTGCGAGCGGTCAAGCTCGACAGACGTGAAGCTAATCTCGCGAGCGAGAAGCCTCAAGGGCGAGACGAGCCGAGTGCCGTCGATCGAGACACCAGGAATGGTGTTGGTCTCGGGCGAAATCCACGGCATGTTGCCGCCATCGGAGCCGTTGGCATTCGAGAGCGAACCCGCGGCAGCGAAGGCAGACGAGATAAAGCTTGTGCTCTCCTGGCTCATGGTGATACCGGGACGGAGCTTAATGTCTCTCCCCCAGCTGACCGAGGTGAGCGGCATGTACAGACGTTTGTCCAAATTGTCGAGCTGGTTTACGAAGAACGCCAGCGCCGAGTCTTTGGTTTTGAATGGCTTTTTCATATTTCTCTTTTCCTTTCTTCTCAGCGCTATTACTGAGCGATACGAATTTCAGCGTTGCCGGCAGAATCAAGTCCATCGGTCGCCCAGGTGACGTTGCCGACCACAGTGGCGGTCAGCTGCACATTGTTGCCCGTGACATTGTCAGCTTCGAATGCACCAGCGGGGTGCCCAGCGGAAGCGGTCTGGACAATGTAGACAAGCGCGCCGCGCACCGGGGTGCCGGCGTTGCAGAACACATTGATGTAGCCGCGAGTCATGAGGCCGTTCACTTCGCTCTGGTTCGGCTGAAAAGTGTTGACCACTTCATTCGCCGAGCTTTGGCTGATGCCGGGCACCGCACGGGCGAGCACTCCGCAAAAAACCGCAGCGGCGTCAGCGGCCGCAAACGGGGTGACACCACCGGTGGCGTACTTCATGGCCGCCCCGAAATTGGACGGAAATGGAGTGATCAAGAATGCAGGTTCGACGGAGCTTTCGTCGACGCGGGTAACATCGCCCGGAACACCTGAAGGAGACTGATAAAGATATGCGGTCATGGTCTTTTCCTTTCTTTTCTACTTTCTCGCGGCCCAATGAGCTGCGTTCAATTCGTTCATTTTCTCGGCAGTCATCGGCTCGGAGAAGCTGATACCAGCGTCGAATGAGTTCACGTCTTTGGTCTTTTCAAGACCATTTCCACGTCGGGCTTTGAGAATCTCACTCGCGGCCGTGAAAAGCATAGAAACCTTCTCGTCATCAGACAACACCAGCTTCTTTGAGCCGGTGAGAGATTGGATCACCTCCCGTCCATCTTTGGTGGCGAAAGCGGCAGTGAGTGCCTGTTTCTTCGCGTTGTCTTTCTTACTGAGCTTGAGGCCCGGAGCGAGAATCTCGATACGAGCGGCCATGTCGCCGGTCAGGGACGACTCCTCGAAATCGTCGTCTTTGGCGTCTTCAGATTCTTCCTCTTCCTCGCCGTCTTTGCTCTCTTCCTTCTCTTCTTTCTCCTCGTCTTTCGACTCGCCGGTCATGTGCTCAAGAATTTTGGCGACAGCGGCTTCGAGGGATTTCACGCGCTCCGAGATTTCCATCTCGGTCTCGTTTTCCTCTTTGTCCTTTGATTCTTCCTTTTTCTCGCCGAACTCGTCTTTGGCCTTGTCGTCATCGTCGTCTTTGGACTCTTCTTTTTTCTCTTCCTTGTCTTCGTCTTTCGACTCTTCCTTCTCTTCTTCCTTGTCGATGGTCTTGAGCCCTTCGACGCGCGTCATAAGATCTTTCGCGGCCTTAACAAGCTCGTCATACGCGGCGTCCGCGTCCGTAACCTTTTTCTCGCCTTCTTCTTTGGCCATCGCTTCGTCAACAACCTTCGCTCCGAACTTCTTCTTGAGCCGGTCAATTAGCTTTACTGACATGTCCTGTTCTCCTTTGTGATCTCTGATTGCATAGGAAGAACCGGCACGGCCCTCCTCGACAAGTGCGAAGTGGTTACCGACGATATTGATCTGTCGGCCTTCTCCGTCACCAGTTTGTTCGTACTCGGCTTCGTAGCCGCATGAAATCTCTCGCAGCCCGTTTCGCACCAATTCGATCGTCATCTCGTCGGTGATGAGAAGATCGGCAAGTAGGCATTCCTCGCCATCATCGTCTTTCTCGGCGGCCTTCCTGACGTTCAGCCCCGATCCTTTGGCAAGGATCTTCCAATTTTCGGGGCTAACGAAGTTTTCGGGGTGGGTGATCGTGACTGGCTTTCCCTGAAACGACGCAATTGTTTTGGGGTGAAATACTTCTTTCTTGTCGCGGTATATCTTGATCTTGCCATCTTTGGTTTTGAGCGGTGTCTCCCCCTCGCCGTACACTTGCCATCCAGTACGGGCAACCGGCACCCCGAGACATAACAGAAAGCCCTCGGGGGTTTTCCGTATGTTCTCGGAGATTCGGGTGGGAGTAAAAAACTTCGCCATGTTTCCTTACTGGGTGGGGTTTGAAGCGCTTTTCATCACCAAACGGAAAGACATCGTGCTGCCATTCACTGGTGCGGTCGGCACGCGCGTGGTGACAGAAGAACTGGTAGGGGCGAGCACCTGGAGAATCAAAACACCGCCGCTTGTCGCGCCGAGAAGCGAACTTGGGTTGCCTACTAGCTCCACTTCGCTCACGCCCGAGACGCTGGGCTGCGCCACCGTTCCGGTGCCGCCCGGGTACGGAGTGGGTGAGGGGAGAGCGGAAGGCGTAATGAACGGCATACCAATCGCGGGCGTCAGCCCGAGCGGGAGGCCAATGCTTTGCCACCCGGCCGTCGTCGTGGTGCCCACGGTATTGATCACGTAGGTCGTGCTACCCACAATCGAGAGCGGGGTAGTGGACGGCGCCGGGGAGGGCGAAATGAGCGGCGTCGGTGACGCCGTTGGCGTAGGTGAGGATATCTCATAATATCCACTTAGATACGCCGTATAGTTTGAGGCAAATTTGATCAGGACCATCCCGGCGGCCGGGTTAGGACTGCCGGCGGCC